TTAAAAGTGGGAGATACTGATATTTCAAAGTATGTAGATATTGAGACCTATAAGGTGAGTCCGGATCAGCGTGCAGATCTGGACTCTGACAGAAATGGTTTGAATATTTTATACCGGGAAGTTGCAGATCATTATACAACAAAAATTGAGTTCAATACGATTCCACTGGAAGCATGGGAAATGACAGAATTTCTACAAGCAATGGAAAAAGCGTACATAAAGGAGAAGGAAAGAAAGGTTATTGTAACTTATTTCGATGTAAATACCGGAGGATATAAATCGGGAGAAATGTATGTACCAAATTATACAGTAGAGACAAAAAGTTGGAATGGCATGGAATTATGGTATAAGCCATTACGTGTTGCGTTCCAGGAGTATTAAGAGGGAGAGGAAATGATAGATTATAAATATAAAGATTTTTATAATGACACATCTGTCTCCAAAAAAATGCAGATTGAATGTAGTGATGGAAGTGTGCTGAATGAGGAGGACTGGAAAGGTGAAAGCGCAGAACTCACAGAGAGACTATGCTCAGAGAGTGAAATAAGTTTTGGCAGATGTGAGGCGAGTACTTTCAAATTGAGGGTCAGGGAACGGGTAGTACCTCTTGCAGGGAAAAAGATATCAGTATCAGTAACATTGGAAGGAGTCGATGAGGCTCCTTTTATGATGGGAGTTTATAAAGTGGATTCTGATGTACCTACGGCAGATAGAAGATATCGGGATATTGTGGCCTATGATGCCATGTACGACCTCCTGAATGCAGAGGTAGCTGGGTGGTATAACAGCCTGACATTTCCAATGACGCTTAGACAGTTCAGAGATAGCTTTTGTGCTTATGTCGGTGTGGAACAAGAAGAAATCACACTGGTCAACGATGATATGGTGGTAGAAAAAACTATCGATCCGGGAGAGCTCCCGGGGAAAACGGTTATTGAATCCATCTGCGAGATTAACGGATGTTTTGGGCACATCGGTAGAAATGGAAAACTGCAGTATGTGGTGCTGGAACAGATGATCGAGGGTCTGTACCCCGCGGATGATCTGTATCCGGCAGATGACCTTTACCCTGCAGATCCGATGGGAACAGCGGAGGTATCCAGGAGCAATTATATCTCCTGCCAGTATGAGGATTTCATAGTTCAGCACATTGATAAGTTACAGATTCGGCAGGAAGAGAACGACATCGGTGCTATCTCCGGTACTGGCAATAACTGTTACATCATAGAGGACAACTTTTTGGTGTATGGAAAGTCTGCGGCAGAACTGCAAACTATAGCCGATAATGTGCTGAGTGTAATCGGTGTCGTATGGTACCGTCCGGCACAGGTGGAAGCCCGCGGCAATCCCTGCCTGGAGGTAGGGGATGGCATCTTGTTGCACACGACTCGGGAGACCATTTATACCTATATCCTGCAGCGCACATTAAAAGGCATACAGGCACTTCGTGACAGCTATACGGCGGAGGGCGAGGAATACAGGACCGGACAGGTCAATGGCATTATGAAGTCCATCATCCAATTGAAGGGTAAGTCGAATGTCCTTACCCGGACAGTGGAAGAGACCCGGCTGGAAATGAAAGATATCGAAAATGACTTATCTACAGAGATAAAAGTGGTAGCAGGAGAGGTTGAATTAAAGGTATCGAAAGATAATCTTATTGCAGAAATAAATCTGACACCGGATAAGGCACTGATCAAGGCTGAGAGGATAGATCTGGTCGGGCTTGTAAATGCAGATGAGATGGTGATCAAGTACGCGACCATCGAAACCTTGAATACTACCAAACTGGAACTAAACAACCTGATTGCCACCAAGGCAACCATCGACTCTCTCAATGCCGTCAGTGGCCGCGTAGGATTACTGGAGGCGGATCATGTGACTACATCTGATCTGTCAGCCGTATCAGCCCGTCTGAGCAACGTGGAAGCCAACTATATCAGCGCCAGCACTGTAAAGGCAGACTACATGGAGGTATCCAACTGGACATCCTCTGGGGTGATTAAAGCGGACAGAATCAGCGCTGCGACTATCGTAAATAAGCTATCAAGCGTTGATCTGGTCAGCGTAAGAGCAATGGGTGTCAGCGGGTACATGAATTATAAAGGTACAGTAGTTGCGTGGAGAACAAAAACCATTAGTGGGACTGTTATAACTTATTTGGGACCGGAGGATTAAGAGATATGAGCAATTTAGAAATCAAGGAATTTAGTCAGGCAATCGCAAATTTTGTAGAAGCATCTCCGTTGCCGGAGGAAGTTAAGCGCATGGCATTGCAGGAGAATTTGGCACGACAGGAACAGAAAGCCAGGGATGCATTGATGGCAGAGATTGCGGCCAGGGATGCTGCCGAGGTTGCAAAACAGGAGGTGAAGCAGGATGCAGAGAGCGTATGACTGGGAAGAGGATTACTGGGAGAATAAACCATCTATCAAAACAGCATTAAATAAGACCAACATGGACAAGCTAAGTAATGCGACTCGCATTATTGACGAGCGTGTGATTACACTGGATCTGACTAAGCTGTCAACTACAGAGGCTAATGGGATGATCACGGGAATTACCATTAATCAGGATAATGGCGATATTACGGTTACTTATTATTCTGGAGCAACCAAGGTATTACATACCCTGATGGCACAGATTGCCATCAACTTCGGCTATGATCCGGTTACCGAGCAGCTTATTATCTACTTAAAAGATGGAACAGAACAGTACATAGATATGTCTGCACTCATCACGCAGTTTGAATTTTTAGACTCGGATACTATTTATTGGACCATCGGGAAAGATGGCAAGGTAAAAGCTGATATAAAGAAAGGGAGTATTACGGCGGATAAGCTGCAGCCGGATTACCTGGCGGATATTACCGTACAAGCAGAAACGGCAACACAGCAGGCATCTGCGGCGGCATCATCTGCAGCACAGGCCAAGATAGATGCGGATCGAGCAGAATCGTATGCAAAAATCACTGAACCTAAGTTCTATCTGGATGAAACCACGATGAACCTTTATATGAAGGATGGCGCAGGAGTGGATTTTGTAGTAGTTGATAATGTTTTATATTGGAAGGTAGCATAAGGAGGACAATGACATGGCAGCACCGGAAGGTTACAATGCTCTCGGAAAAATCGGAATATCTTACAAAGGAGATTACGACTCCAATACCACATATGAGCGACTGGACGCGGTTGAACATAACGGCAGTACATATCTGGCTATTAAAGATGCTCCGGACGGAGCTCCCAGGTAAACTGGATCTATCTGGCCAAAGGGTTCAGCGGTGACATCGGAGATTCCGAGATCACTTTTACCGAGGCAGAGAACCGCGAGAACATTAATACGGGCGAGAGCGTAAAGACGGTCTTTGGCAAGATTAAAAAGTTTTTTGCGGACTTGACCGCACCGGCATTTGCACAGATGATCACCACAAAGGAGGATCTGTTAGCTACCAAGGCTACCGGATATGTGCCGGATGCCAAGGCGGTAGCAGATGCATATACTGAGTTAAATGGCAAGTTAAGCACCGAAACTGAAGCCATTGTCCATGATAATATCACTGGCATATTTACATATACCAGAATCGGATATATATGTGTTGGATGCGGTACATTAACTGTCACAAATGATATAGGTGCATACTCCGCTATAGTTAGTAATCTACCACAAACGTATACAGGTAATCCTTATCCTGGTGCCTTTGTTGCGGAGGACAATACTTATAATGATTTTTATATCAATGGATCAGCAATCGTAAACCGTAAGCCAGTATCAAAAGGGCATATGTTGAGGCTATCATGTGTCTACATGTGCCAATAATTATTCAAACAATACCTTCAATATCTATATTAAAAGTATTATTTTTACTTACGACAATAGTGTTTTGCATATAATTTCCGTTCCAGTTAATACCAATTTGATTATTTACATCATGGAAGTATATATTAATACCACTCCATCCTAAGTTATTAATTATATGTGTCCAAGCTGGAATATCTTCTTTTGCCGTTAACTTTGCAATGACACGTATTGTTCGGTTTGTTGAATAAACATAAACACTGCCATCAACATAATCTGTGTTTATTTCCGATGTAATATCACTTATATAAATATTGCCTAACTTGCCATTTAACGAAGTAAATCAGATGGCGGGCGCAGCCACAAGAGCGCCAGAAAGGAGCCCACATGGGTTACATTAAATTTAAAAATAAAGAGACCGTACAGAAGGTCATAGTATCTGAAGAGAGTCCTCATGTGATCAGAATCACCGGAGACAATCTCGTTGTAAATACTGACGGCTTCAGTCTCTATCTGGACGAAGATTGCAAATATCCGCTCGATAATGGTGAGTATGAGGCATACAATACTTTGTTCCGAGAAGGTGACGGCTGGTATGAGCTGTCCGATGACGGATCTGTCTATGTTGAGCCGGTTGCACCGGTGCAACCGGAGCCCACAGAGGAAGAACTGGCAGAAATGGCCAAACAGGAACAAATCCGACAGGTAACAGCACAGATCAATGACTTGAAGGTACAGATTGCTGCAAGCGACTATAAAGTAATCAAGACCTACGAGTATTCTCTGCTGGGAGAGCAGGCGGAATACGACATGGAAACAGTCCATGCTGAGCGACAGAATCTCCGGGATCAGATCAACGCACTGGAGACGCAGCTGACAGAATTAACAGCAGAGTAGGAGGCTGCCAATGAGAGCAAGAGACGGACCCGCGTAATTACATAGCAACCATTGAGCCAAGAGCCGATTACTTCCCTGCCGGGAGGTGACCGGCTTTTATATTTGAGTGAGGTGCGGCAACATGAACGAAACCGAAATGGAACATCGGCTTACAGAGGTAGAATCCAGATCAAAATCCAATACTCATAGGATTGATAAGTTGGAGAGAGTGACGGAAGAAATCCACACCATGTCAAACACAATGATTCAGTTGGTGGAGGAAGTAAAACACACCAACGAGACGGTATCAAGCTTGGATCAGAAGGTTGAAAAGATGGACAGCCGAGTGGATGATATGGAGCGTGCTCCTGGGAAAGAGTGGAGTAATGCAAAGAGAACAGTTTTTAATACCATTGTTAGCGGACTTATAGGAGCTATAACTACAGGACT